GCAGGATTTTATAGAGACTTAGATTTATTACCAAGTGATGATTCTGTTACAGATACATCTGATGTAAAATCAAAAGAGAGAGAAATTGAAGGAGTTACTAAATCGGGTTATGAAGATATCTTTACATTAGTAGAATGTCATGTAAACTTGGATCTCGAGGGCTTTGAAGATCGTGATCCCAACGGGGAAATGACTGGAATTAAACTTCCTTACATTGTGACGATAGAAGAAAGCTCTCGTGAAATTTTATCTATTCGTAGAAATTATGAAATAGGTGATGTTAAGAAAAATAAAATTCAATACTTCGTTCATTTTAAATTTTTACCGGGTTTAGGATTTTATGGATTTGGTTTAATTCATATGATCGGTGGGCTATCAAGAACAGCCACATCTGCTTTAAGACAATTAATTGATGCAGGAACTTTATCTAATTTACCAGCAGGATTTAAAATGCGTGGTATTAGAATTAGAGATGATGCTCAATCTATTCAGCCAGGTGAGTGGAGAGATGTAGATGCTCCAGGGGGAAACCTTAGAGATGCATTTATGACTCTACCTTACAAAGAACCTTCTCAAACTTTATTACAATTAATGGGAGTCGTGGTTCAAGCAGGTCAAAGATTTGCTTCTATTGCTGATATACAAGTAGGTGATGGTAATCAACAAGCAGCAGTAGGTACAACCGTAGCTTTACTTGAAAGAGGAAGCAGAACAATGTCTGCTATACATAAAAGATTGTATGCCTCATTAAAATTAGAATTCAAATTATTATCAAGAGTATTTAAATTATATTTACCAGAAGAATATCCTTATGATGTTGTAGGTGGACAAAAAAATATTAAGCAAGCAGACTTTGATGATAGAATAGATATTGTTCCAGTCGCTGATCCAAATATATTTTCACAAACTCAAAGAATTAGTTTAGCACAAACTGAATTACAACTTGCTCAATCTAATCCTCAAATTCACAATCTGTATGAAATTTACAGAAAAATGTATGAAGCATTGGGAGTAAAAGATATTGATAAAATTTTAATTCAACCTGCAAGACCAATGCCTAAAGATCCAGCATTAGAACATATTGATGCTCTAGGTGGACAACCTTTTCAAGCATTTAGAGGACAAGATCATAGAGCACATGTCACTGCGCATTTAAAATTTATGTCAACTAACATTGCAAAAAATAATCCGATGATCATGGGATCATTAGAGAAAAATATTTTTGAACATATTTCTTTAATGGCTTTAGAACAAGTTGAGTTAGAATTTGCACAAGAGTTACAACAAATACAAATGTTATCTCAAAATCCTCAAGCTTTACAAGATCCACAAGTGCAAGCACAGGTTCAAGAGTTTCAAATGAAATTGGAATCAAGAAAAGCAATTTTAATTGCTGAGATGATGGATGAATTTATGAATGAAGAAAGAAAAATAACTTCTCAATTTGATAATGATCCTATTGCTGCATTGAAATCAAGAGAACTTGATCTACAAGCCCAAGAAAATGCTAGAAAAAAACAAGAGGGGCAAGAGAGAATTAACTTAGATAAGATGAGAGCAATGATGAATCAGATGAATACACAAGAAAAACTTGAACAAAATGAAGATTTAGCTGAATTAAGAGCTGCAACTTCTATTGCAAAACAGCAGTTTTCTAATATGAATAAGAAAATACAATAATTATTGTTAAATAATAAAAAAGGAGTATAAATATGATTATGAAAATGACAAAACCACAAAAAAAGATTGGTAAAGTAATGAGAGAGTTTAAAAAAGGTGAACTTAATATTGGTCAATCTTCAAAAAAAGTAAAAAGTCCTAAACAAGCAATCGCTATTGCATTGTCTGAAGCTGGAAAAAGCAGAAAACAAATGGCAGTGGGTGGATTAGCTAATTCAACAAGAACTTTTACAGCAGATTCAAAATCAAAAGAAGTAAACTTTGATAAATTTACAGACAAGCAAGGAAATTTACTTGGTGGAATTGATATTGAAATGTCTAACCCTCAAGAAACTCAAGTTCAAGAAGTTCAAGGTCAAGGAAGTATTCTTTCAGAGAAAAAAAGATCAGCAAAGTGGTATTAAGCTATGATTCAAATGTTAGGAGCTGTAGCACCTCTCGCAAAAATCTTATTTAGCACAATTGAAAAATCAGTTCCTGATAAAGATTTACAAGCAAAGTTAAAAGCAGATCTACAAACTCAATTACTACAATCTAATACACAAGAATTACAAGCTGCAGCAAAAATTATTGAAGCTGAAGCTAAAGCTGGATGGTTTGCATCTAGCTGGAGACCTTTATTAATGTACGTATTAATATTCATTTTAGTTTGGAATTATATATTAGGACCAGTACTATTATTTTTTTTTAAAGCTTCTATAACTATAACTCTTCCAGGTGATGTTTGGACATTATTACAAATAGGTCTTGGAGGTTATGTTGTGGGCAGAAGTGCAGAATCGGTGGCACGCACTATGGCGAATAAACCGGTAAATAATAACCAAGAAAACGGATAAGGAGTTAACATGAGAAACGATTACGGGATAAGACCAAGAGCAAAATTAAAAAAAGGTAGTTTTCCAGATTTAAATAAAGATGGAAAAATTACTAAAGCAGATATTTTAAAAGGAAGAAAAGTTCCTGGTTTTAAAAAAGGTGGCATGTCAAAAAAAGCTGACATGATGACCAAAGATATGTCTGAAAAGAAAAAAGGCAAAATAATGAAGAGTAAAAGATAATGGCTTCTAAACGAGATAAATATATAGCTCTTTCTAAAAGAGGTGGTGGAAGAAAAGATTTTGTTAAACTATCTTTTGATGAGGGTTTTACAAAAAAAGAAACACCTGCCCCTGTAAAAAAAGGTAATCTTGCTACTAAAGCTTTTGCTAAAGCTTCTTCTTTAGATATTGATGGAGAAAAGAAAACAGAAATATTTAAAAATTTAAATAAATTAAATAAAGCAGGTAAACTAGGTTCTAAATTTATACCTGGAGTTGGAATTGCTTCATCTATTTTTGGTGCAGATGAACTAGGTGCATCAGAACGTCCTCTATCTGATGAGCAGATGTCTGAAATAAATCAAATGGAAGAATATGGAGAAAAAGAAGAATATAAAAAAGGTGGAAGAGTTAAAAAAGCTAAAGGTGGACTTATAAAAGGTTTTCCTAAAGTTGCAATAAGAGGTTATTAATGGCTAAACTTTGTCCAAGAGGAAAAGCAGCAGCAAAAGCAAAATTTGCAGTCTATCCAAGCGCATATGCAAACATGTATGCATCTGCAGTTTGTTCTGGAAAAATAGTTCCAGGCGGACGTAAGAAAAAAATGGGTGGTGGTAGTATTTCTCAAGAGAGAAAAATGGTATCTAATTATAAACAAGGTGGCGTTGCAAAAGGCTGTGGCGCTGTAATGGAAAAAAGAAGAAAAGTAACTAAAAAATATTAATATGGGCTTACGTAAATGGGTTCAAGAAAAATGGGTAGACATTGGAACTAAACGTAAAGATGGTTCTTTTGCTCCATGTGGTAGATCAAAAGGAGAGAAAAGAAAAGGATATCCAAAATGTGTTCCATTAGCTAAAGCTAGAGCTATGTCAGAAGGTCAAAGACGTTCAGCAGTTCAAAGAAAAAGAGCAGCAAGTAATGTTGGACCTAAACCTACTAACGTTAAAACTTTTGCAAATAGAAAAGATATGCGAGCAGGTGGATTAGTATAATGGGTGATATTGCATTAAGAGGACACGGTAGAGCAATGCTTGCAAATGGATCAACTCCAGCATGGCAAAGAAAAGAAGGTAAATCTCAATCGGGTGGATTAAATAAAAAAGGTATTGCATCTTATAGAGCTGCTAATCCTGGTTCTAAATTATCAATGGCAGTTACAACGAAGCCTTCAAAATTAAAACCAGGTTCTAAATCTGCTAAAAGAAGAAAGTCATTTTGTGCCAGAATGAAAGGTATGAAAAAAAGATTAACATCAGCCAAAACAGCAAGAGATCCTAATTCAAGAATTAACAAATCTCTTCGTAAATGGAACTGTTAATATAACCAACAAGGAGAAAGAATATGGACTCAGTAACATTTTTAAGCAAATTACAGAAGTTTATCAGAGAACAATACCAAGGAATTGGTGATTCTATGATATCGGGTAATGTTGACAGTATGGAAAAATACAAGTATATGCAAGGACAGGCAAATGCCTACCAAACAGTAATTCAGGAAATCTCTAACCTGCTAAACGAAGGAGCAAAAAAAGATGATAAAGGAAACGTTATCGACCTCGGAAAAGGAAGTTCCAAAGATAAACCTAGGTCTTGAAGAAAAGTATAAGGAACAAAAAGTTGAAGATAAAACTATAAGAGCAGAAAATATTTCTGAATCTTTAGTTGATAGTTTACCAACACCCTGTGGTTGGAGACTTTTAGTATTACCATTTACACCCAAAGATAAAACTTCAGGTGGAATAATCATATCACAAGAATCTTTAGACAAAGCACGAATCGCAACTAATTGCGGTTATGTTTTAAAGATTGGACCATTGGCATATATGGATAAAGAAAAATATCCAACAGGCCCGTGGTGCAAGGAAAAAGATTGGGTGATCTTTGCTCGCTATGCGGGTTCAAGACTACCAATCGAAGGCGGTGAAGTTCGTCTATTAAATGACGACGAAGTTTTAGGGACAATTAAAAATCCCGAAGATGTACTTCACTATATATAAACCATAGGAGAAAACTATGCCAGAAGACAAAAACGCAAAGACTGTTGACATAGATACATCTGGACCTGGAGCAGAAGTTGAATTCGAAACGAAACAACCTGAAGCAACAGAAATAGAGGTATCCAATGATAAAGACAATGTTAAGTCCGTTGACACATCTGCGCAATCTAATGAGCAGTCAGATGTTCAGACTAGCAAACAAGAGACAGAAAACAAGGACCAAGAAACAGGGTCCGAAGATACAGATAACAAGAAAGAATTAGAAGAATACAGTGAAGGTGTTAAGAAGAGAATAGCAAAATTAACTAAGAAGATGCGTGAAGCCGAAAGACAGCGTGAAGCTGCGATCGACTATGCACGTAAAATTCAAGTTGAAAAGGACTCTCTTGCTGGACGCCTTACCAAATTAGATACAGGTTATGTATCTGAAATGGAAAGAAGAATTAAATCATCTATGGAATCAGCTGCAGCTAGATTAGCTCAAGCTAGAGCCGATGGAGATTTAAAATCTGAAATAGCAGCACAAACTGAAATATCTAAATTAGGATATGAAGAAGCAAGACTTCTTGATCTAAAATCTAGACAATCAGAAGAAAAGGAAGTTGAAACAAAAATTCAACTAAATCAACAACAAGCTGTTCAACAAGAACAACCTATAACTCCAGATCCTAAAGCTCAAAGTTGGGCCGGTAAAAATACGTGGTTTGGACAAGATGAGGCAATGACGTACACAGCCTTTGGATTACACAAGAAACTTGTGGATGAAGAAGGATATGATGCTCAAAGTGATGAATATTATGCAGAAATTGATAAAAGAATAAGACTTGAATTTCCGCACAAATTTGCTACAACAGCATCAACGACACCTGTTAAACCAGTTCAAAATGTAGCTTCGGCTAATAGAAATGGTAAAAACAGTAATCGCAAAATTGTGAGACTCACGCCTTCTCAAGTAGCTATTGCTAAAAAATTAGGTGTGCCACTTGAAGAATATGCGAAACATATAATCACGAAGGAGTAAATGCATATGGAAAAAAACAAAAATATTAAGACCCCTCGTGCGAGCCAAACTAGGACTGCTGAAAAGAGACCTACAACTTGGACTCCACCGTCATCTTTAGATGCACCGCCAGCACCAGATGGTTTTAGACATAGATGGATTCGTTCTGAAGTCTTAGGCTTCGACGATACCAAAAATATGACTGGTAAAATGAGATCAGGATGGGAGTTAGTGAGAGCTGATGAATATCCAGGATCTGTTTACCCTGAAATCAAAGATGGTAAGCATGCGGGAGTAATCGGAGTTGGTGGCCTTGTGTTGGCAAGGATACCTGAAGAGATCGCAAAATCTCGAGAAGCTTATTTTAGGAAACAAATAGAAGCTCGAGAAGAGGCAATTGAAAACGATTTGTATAAGGATCAACACAAAAGTATGCCTATCAATAGTGAGAGGCAGACTCGTGTAACTTTTGGTGGTACGAACAAAAAGTAATTTTTTGGCAATACCAACAAGTTAAAAATAAACTTAAACAAGGAAAAAACTATGGCTAATAGATCATCAGTAGGTTTTGGATTAAGACCTATTGGAAAAGTTGGTCAAAATAGAGATGCAGGCGGTTTAAGTGAGTACAGTGTGGCAACAAGCCCAACGATTATATATTTCAATGATGCTGTAAAAGCATTAGATACTGGAACTATAGGCGTTGCAGCAGCTGCTAATACATTGTTAGGTTCACTAAACGGTTCATTCTATACTGACCCAACAACTAAAAAACCAACGTTCCTAAATTACGTTCCTAACGTTGCAGCGACTGATATCGTTGCATTCGTAAGTGACGATCCTTATGAACGTTATGAAATACGATCAAATAACACAGGCGCTTCGGCTCAAACAGATGTATTCAATAATGCGAATATAACTTATTTAGCAGGAAGCTCAGCAAACTACGTTTCTAGAACTAGATTGAATGATGCAACGCTTGCAACAACAAGCACTCTTCAATTACAAGTTATAAGTTCTACAAAAGATACTGGTGACAATAAAATCACTGAATCTCACGTAGTGTGGGTTGTGAGAATTAATAATCACAACTATAACCTTAACACTCCAGGAGTATAATAATATGGCTATATCAAGAGGACAGCTAGTTAAAGAACTAGAACCAGGATTGAATGCTTTATTCGGCCTGGAATATAAACGTTATGAAAATCAGCACGCTGAAATTTTTGACACAGAAACTTCTGACAGAGCTTTTGAAGAAGAAGTAATGTTATCAGGTTTCGCAAATGCTCAAATTAAACCAGAAGGTTCTGGCGTTACATTTGACAATGCTCAAGAAACATTCACAGCTAGATACACACATAACACCGTAGCACTTGCTTTCTCAATCACTGAAGAAGCGATTGAAGATAACTTGTATGACAGACTTGCGTCTAGATATACAAAAGCGTTAGCAAGATCTATGGCAAACACTAAGCAGGTAACGGCTGCAAACGTACTTAACAATGCGTTTTCAAGTTCGTTCCCAGGTGGAGATGGTAAACCTTTATTGGATCTATCTCACCCTACTATTGCTGGTTCATTTAGAAATGAACTTGCAACTGCTGCGGACTTAAACGA